TTAAATCACCATTAAAAAAATTAATGGCAGGAATGTTAAATATGTGTTTGAAAAACCCATTACCAGTTCCACCATTTTCAGTTGCATTAGATACGGCATTAAAAATATATTGGACAGGAGCCGTTTCAAGTAATATGTGTGTTGTAGTAGTTCCAGGTGTTACTGGAGCATTTATTGACGCGGAAGGAATGAAAAATAAAAGTGTGGATGATTTTATTGATCAATTGATAAAAGCATTTGATACACACGCAAAACAAGTACAGGGGATAGGAGTTCCATTGGGAAATGTACCAACTGTATTTACAGGCTATAAAGTACCATCAGGTGCGTAAAGGAGTTAAACATGACTAAAAAAGACCTTGTAAAAATAATACAAGAAGTAGTACGAATTGAAGTTAAAAAACAGGTTAAACATATATTTATAACCGAGAAGAAATCTACTTCTCTCAAATCACTTACACAGCCAGTTCGAAAGAAAAAAGTAGTAAAGAAAAGAGAACCAGTACAATATACTGAGAACCAAACTCTGAACGATATACTAAATGAAACGGTTGGTTTAAATGAAAAATCACAAGAAATGGATGAGTATCCAACAATGGGTGGTGGTGCATTTGATTCAACAAGAGCATCAGAATTATTAGGTTATGGTGGAGATAAACAAACACAACGAGAAGTTGGAGCAGTACAAACTATGAAAGAAGCTGGAGTTTCAGCTAATCAAGTTCCAGACCATGTACAAGATGCTTTAACAAAGGATTATAGTAAGTTAATGAAACACAATAAGATGAAAAGTAATAGATAATGAACACAAGAGATATAAACAATCCATCAGTAGCAGCATTAAATGAGGACGAAGATAGTTTTTTCGGATGTACCTTTCCATTAACATATGGAGTAGGTGGTGAGGGATTTTTTCCCCGCTCAACAACATTAAAAGAACAAGCATCATCTAATATAAAAAATTTATTATTAACACAAAAAGGTGAAAGACTTGGACAACCAGCGTTTGGTAGTGATTTACCTGCAATTTTATTTGAACCAGTAACTGGTACTATTGGAGATAAAATTGATAGTGCAATTAGAGAAGCTTTAGCAATATGGTTACCTTATATTACAGCTGAAAATATTTTTACTATACAGGATGAATCTAATCCTAATCAGGTAACGGTTTCACTTGAGTTTAGAGTAGATACAGATGACCCTGATTCAATTGAGACAATGACATTTAATTTTAATACAGGAGGATAGAATGGCCGTCGATTATAATACAAATCAAAAAGTAGAGAAAAAGGAAGTCCAATATCTTGGTAGAGAATTTTCTGATATAAGAAACAATTTAATGGAATTTGCAAAGACATACTTTCCAAATACATATAATGATTTTAATGAATCAAGTCCTGGAATGATGTTTATAGAGATGGCAGCATATGTAGGAGATGTATTAGGATTTTATATTGATAATCAATATCGTGAATCATTATTACATGCAGCAGAAGAAAAGAAAAATATTTATAAAATTGCCCAATCATTTGGATATGAACCGAAACTATCAAGTCCAGCTACAGCAATATGTGATTTTAGTGTAGAAGTTCCATCATTACAAGTTGGAGAAACTTACCAACCAGATTTAGATTATGCACCAATATTAGCAGGTGATAGTACATTCTCATCTACTAATGGAACAACATTTAGATTGGCGGATGATATTAATTTTAAAGTATCGAGTTCTTTAGATAATATGGATATAAGAGTTTCAAAGTTTGATGAAACCACACCAACACATTTTACATTGACGAAAAAAGGAATTTGTAAATCAGGTACTAAAACATCACAAACATTTACTTTTGGTAATGCTACTAAATTCGATAAAATAATTTTAAGTAATAATAAAGTAATTGATATTATGTCAATAACAGATAGTAAAGAAGAAAAATGGTATGAAGTTCCATTCTTGGCTCAAGATACTGTTTTTGCTTCAATGGAAAATTCTGATAATAATAGTCCTGATTTAACATCATATAAAAAGGAATCCCCTTTCTTATTAAAGTTAATTAAAACTGCTAAAAGATTTACAAAGTATGTCCGTAGTGATGGTAAAACAGAAATAAGATTTGGTTCAGGTATTAGTTCAAATGCGGATGAAGAAATAATTCCAAATCCAGATAATGTTGGTTCATCGTTATCATTGGGTGTTAATAAATTGGATGAATCTTTTGATCCAAGTAATTTTTTGAAAACCAAAACTTTTGGATTGGCTCCAAGTAATACTACATTAACCGTAACTTATACTTATGGTGGTTCAGTTAAAGATAATGCACTTTCAGGTACAATTACAAATCTCGATAATGTTAGTTGGACATTTGATGATACAGGATTAAATGGTACAAAAGTAAGTGATATGAAAACAAGTTTAGTTATTACTAATGAAGAATCTGCAACTGGTGGTTCAAGTGGAGAGACAAATGAACAAGTTAGACAGAATGCATTAGCATATTTTAATTCACAAAATAGAGCAGTTACCAAAGAGGATTATATAATTAGAGTTTATTCATTACCACAAAAGTATGGTAATATTGCTAAATGTTTTATCGTTCAAGATGAACAGTTAGAAGAGAATACAAAATTGATTGTTAAGAATGGTAAAATTTCTAAAAACACATCTATAAGTACTTTACCTAATCCATTAGCATTAAATTTTTATACTTTAGGATATGATGCAAATCAGAATTTAGTAACATTAAACCACGCTGTAAAAAATAATTTAAAAACATATCTATCACAATATAGAATTTTAACAGATGCAATTAATATTAAAGATGCATATATTGTAAATATTAGTTGTAGATTTTCAATTATTACTCAAAGAGGATTTAATAAAAATGAAGTATTGTTAAGGGCAATAGAATCAGTTAAGAAATATTTTGATATTAAGAAATGGCAAATTGGACAACCAATAATTTTAAGTGATATTGCTTATGCAATTTCATTAGTGGATGGTGTGGCAAGTATTGTTCCACCAGAAGATGATAATCCACAAAAACAAATGGTAGTTATTGATAATGAATGGCAAACAGAAAGTGGATATACTGGCCATGTATATGATTTACAATCAGCAACCAAAGATGGAGTTATTTATCCATCATTAGACCCTTGTATTTTCGAATTAAAATTCCCAAATACTGATATTTCGGGTAGAGTAGTAGGAGATGTATAATGTATTATTTTGAATATCCAGTAGTAGACACAACAATTTATGAGGGAAATGTAAGTTCTTCTATCAATACAGGAATTGATCAAATATTAGAAGTTAGAAAAGAAGTTAATTCAGCGGGAACATCTGTTGGAGTATCTCGAATACTTATTAAATTTGATTATAGTTATATTACTAATCAAGTAAATACCGGAGTTATTCCAAGCGATGCAAAATATTATTTAAATTTATATGATGCAAGTTCAGAAGAATTAGCAGTAGAACAAACTCTATACACTTATATGGTAAGTGGAAGTTGGTCAGGTGGAACAGGATTTTATAGTAGAGACCCAGTATTAAGTGATGGGGCAAGTTGGAAATATCGAGATAACGATACAACAAAAACTGAATGGGTGAGTGGTAGTACAACACAAGGTGGTACTTGGTTTACTTCAAGTATTAGTAGTCAATATGAAGTTAGCTCTTCAGAAAATTTAGTTTATGAAACTAAAGATATTAGAATGGATGTAAGTGATTTAGTTAAAAATCATATTTATTCAAGTTCTATATTTCCAAATAATGGGCTTATTGTAAAGAGACAAAATGTAGCAACATCACAAAGTATGTATTCAATATTCGATCCAACAACCGCAACAGGTTCAGCTGAAGGGGATACTAATCATATTGGACATTTAAAATTTTTCTCACGAGAGACAAATACAATTTTTCCACCAAAGTTAGAAGTAGAGTGGGATGATAGTGTATGGAGTACTGGAAGTTTAAGTGCTTTAGCTTCATCCGATTTAGATAACCTAACTGTTTATTTTAAAAATATTAAATCTGAATATAAAGAAAAATCAAAAGTAAAATTCAGATTAGTAGGTAGAGAACTATATCCAACAAGAGGATTTTCTACTACACCCGCAGCGTTAACTGTAAAATCTTTACCAAGTGGAAGTCAGGCTCTCGGCCAAGGAACTTACTATTCAGTAAAAGATTCATTAACTGATGATGTAATAATACCATTTAGTACAGGTTCAATAGTTAGTTGTGATTCAACAGGTAATTATTTTAATTTGTGGATGGATGGGTTACAACCAGAAAGACATTATAAGTTTGAAATTAAAGTAGTAAGTGGAAGCGGAGCAGATGAATC